CTGTTATGCAAGAGAAAGCCACAGTTACATGGGGTGAGAATCATTGCCGGCCACGCTTCGGCTGCCGAGCAATTATCCGCTTTGGTGAAGTGAGTCAACGCGTTGACAGGAACTGCAGTCACAACGAGAAGATCGGTTTGACACAACGGGTACTTAAACAACTTCCGATGCATGAGGAAGGTCGCGATAAGGACGTCAGGCGTCACTGGCGTTTTGCACGCGACCATTTTCTGTCTCGGTATAAGTTCCGGAAGGTCAGACGTATGGAGACCCAGGCGTGGCTTGATCGCTACACCGGGGCAAAGAAACGTATCTTCATCGGTTTACTGCGAAACTACCAACCGTGGCGTAATAAATATTGCAAGTCATTCATTAAACGACAGAAGTCGCGCCAGAATGTTTACCGTACTACTAAAGTTGCTGCCCCCCGCATCATACAAGGGGCTGATCCAAAAGAGACGGTTATTGCTGGTCCCTATCTTGTTCCACTGGCTAAACACCTCCAGGACGTTCTCTCCCCATCGAATGGCGGTAAGATCGTCTATACCAGTGGTATGAATGGCGAGCAAGTCGGCCAAGCCCTCAAGGACGCTATTGATTCTATACGACTTGAGGACCCAACCGATCGTATTGTCTTCATTGAAGATGATCAAAGTCGCTTTGACCTACACATGACTAAGGGTGCCTTTGACTCCGTGGATGCTTGGTACGCCCAGACTCTTCCTGAGCGCGTTCGCAAACTTCTCAAGCGGAATGTCAGCACTGGTGTGATAGGCCGTGGAACTTGGTACTCCGTTCCATATGGGATGCAATCCGGCAAGGTCGATACGGCCGTTGCCGACACCCAGGCGAATAGTGTCATGAAGACGTATATTTATGAAACCACGCCCAACTACACAACGAGTAGCTGGGAACGAAACAATGACCCCGTCATTCAATACATAACCCTCGTGTGCGGTGATGATAGTGTCACCGTTACCACGCAGCGGCAGTTTGAGCGTTGGGGTGGAGTCGCTGGGCTAACCAAGGAATATGAAAAATTTGGTATGGAAGTTACCATTGACGTCCGATATGACGTACTGGATGTTCAATATTGTTCGGGCCGTTTTCTTCCAATAACGGAACGTGGCAATAATTCTTTCCTTTTCGTGCCAAAGATTGGTAAGCTCATCGGAGGGTTGTTTTGGGATGATGTCGACAGGTCGCCCGCTAATCGACTTGCCTGGTGCCGTGGCACGCTGCCACTTCTCGCCAGGCTTGGGCGATATGATCCTGTCGCCCGTGCCATTGCGAAACGCGTTGCGTCGCTATGTGGCCCGGGTCCTGTTATTAAGCATCCAGAGAGTGAGTATAAGTCAGTTGTTGCCGGCGTTTACGACAACGCCCGTTGCGATACTGGACTTTACTATCACACGCATTATGGTCTGTACCCGTCAAGCATGAAAATGCTAATAGAGGAGATCGAAAGTATTACTTTCGGGTGGAACAAACAACCGCTCCTCTCGGACCTGTGCGCTCGTGATTTGTGAGCTCTTCTCGCTACCTGTTGTTGAGTGTGTCTGTTTGTTGTTTGTCGTGCGGGGTATGCTTTTAGACCGTTTACGTGATCGGTCCCCCATGATGCATAGCACGTCGTATAGGAGCCAATATGTTATCCCTGGCCCTTCCCCCCCTTTTGCACAAATCGGG